GGCTCTCTCCAAGCGAGTGAAAATCCTATCCGCTACCAAGCGTATCGTATATATCCCCACGAACAGCTTTTACCAAGTTCTCTCTGCCGAGGCTTATTCCAAGCACGGCTTCAACATACACGGCGTTGTCTTTGACGAGCTTCACACGCAGCCGAACCGAAAGCTCTTTGATGTTATGACGAAGGGTTCGGGCGATGCTCGTATGCAACCCCTCTACTTCCTGATAACCACCGCCGGGACCGACACTCGTTCCATCTGCTATGAAACGCACCAAAAGGCGAAGGACATCATCGAGGGTCGAAAGATTGACCCAACCTTCTATCCCGTCATTTACGGTGCGGACGAGGACGATGATTGGACAGACCCCAAGGTATGGAAAAAGGCAAATCCCTCCCTTGGCGTTACCGTTGGCATCGACAAGGTTCGTGCAGCTTGCGAGTCCGCAAAGCAGAACCCCGCCGAAGAAAACGCTTTCAGGCAACTCCGCTTAAACCAATGGGTGAAGCAAGCGGTGCGTTGGATGCCTATGGAGAAATGGGACAAATGCTCCCTTGCAGTTCCCGAAGACGACCTCGAAGGGCGCGTTTGCTACGGTGGTCTTGACCTTTCGTCCACAACCGATATTACAGCGTTTGTGCTTGTTTTCCCACCCACCGATGAAAACGACCAATATGTCATTCTTCCTTATTTTTGGATTCCCGAAGATTGCCTTGAACTTCGTGTTCGGCGCGACCATGTGCCATACGACCTATGGGAGCGACAAGAGTTTCTCAATACAACCGAAGGCAACGTTGTTCACTACGGACACATCGAGAAGTTCATTGAACGGCTCGGTGAGAGGTTCAACATCCGAGAGATCGCCTTTGACCGTTGGGGTGCGACACAGATGGTTCAGAACCTTGAGGGTATGGGCTTCACCGTTGTTCCCTTCGGGCAGGGCTACAAAGATATGTCACCGCCCACCAAGGAACTTATGAAACTCGTCCTTGAAGAAAAGATCGCCCACGGCGGTCACCCGGTTTTGCGTTGGATGATGGATAACATCTATATCCGCACAGACCCGGCGGGTAATATAAAACCCGATAAAGAAAAATCCACAGAAAAGATCGACGGTGCTGTTGCCACGATAATGGCACTCGACCGAGCCATCCGCTGTGGCAACGACACAAGTGCCAGCGTTTATGACGGACGCGGGCTTTTGTTTATATAAGGAGGCACAATGGAAAAACCTATAAAACACGTTGTCTCGCTGTCCGGCGGCAAAGACTCCACGGCTATGCTCCTCCGTATGCTTGAGGAAGGCAGACCCGTGGACATCATTCTCTTCTGTGACACGGGCATCGAATTTGATGCGATGTACCGACACATCGAAAAACTCGAAAAGTACATCGGCATACCGATCACACGACTTAAATCTCAATACGACTTTGAATACTTGCTCCTTGAGCATATGCCGAAACGCAGAAACCCTGAACTCTTCGGTCGCAAGGGCTACAGTTGGAGTGGCCCCCGTAACCGTTGGTGTACGGCAATGCTCAAAACTCGCATCATCGACAAATACCTCCGAGCGCTCTCAAAGGAATACACCATTGAGCAGTACGTTGGCATCGCTGCCGATGAGCCGGAGCGTGTCCGTGACTTTCACTACCCCTTGGTGGAATGGGGTATGACCGAAGCAGACTGCCTGGCTTACTGCAAAGCACGAGGCTTCGATTGGGACGGCTTATACGACATCTTCCACCGCGTTTCTTGTTGGTGTTGCCCCCTTCAATCCTTCGATGAACTTCGCAAACTCCGAAAACACTTCCCGGAGCTATGGGCGAAGCTCGGCGAATGGGACGAGAAAACGTGGCGCACATACCTAAAGAAATATTCCGTAAAACAGTTGGACATACGCTTTGCCTTCGAGGAGGAACGCCTGGCACAAGGGCTTCCGATCACAGGTAAGGCGTTTTTTGATGCCCTTAACGAAAAACTGAAAGAAGGTGATGGATAATGGGTATCTTTTCAGGGCTCTTCAAGTCCCGTGACAAGCCCCAAAACAGCACAGCCGGAAGCTCCTATACTTTCTTTATGGGCGGTTCTACCGCAGGTAAATACGTAAACGAGCGTTCCGCAATGCAGATGACAGCGGTTTATTCGTGTGTCCGTATTCTCGCTGAAGCGGTCGCCGGGCTTCCGCTGCATCTCTATAGGTACACCGAAAGCGGTGGCAAAGAAAAAGCCATCGACCATCCGCTTTACCTACTGCTCCACGATGAGCCAAACCCCGAAATGTCAAGTTTTGTTTTCAGAGAGACCCTGATGACACATCTTTTGCTTTGGGGCAACGCTTATGCACAAATCATACGCAACGGTAAAAACGAGGTCATCGCTCTGTATCCCCTGATGCCAAACAAAATGGAAGTTGACCGTGATGAACACGGACAGCTCTATTACAAGTACCAACGTTCAAATGACGAAGCCCCCACGATGGACGGCTCATCCGTCATCTTGAAGCCTTGCGATGTTCTTCACATCCCCGGTCTTGGCTTTGACGGACTCGTTGGATACAGCCCTATCGCTATGGCGAAAAACGCTATCGGTATGGCGATTGCTTGTGAAGAGTTCGGAGCCAAGTTCTTTGCTAACGGTGCAGCTCCCTCGGGTGTCCTTGAACACCCCGGCACAATCAAAGACCCAAGCCGTGTGCGTGATGCCTGGCAGAGTCAGTTCGGCGGATCTTCCAACTCCGGCAAGGTAGCGGTTTTGGAAGAAGGTATGAAGTACACGCCTATTTCCATTTCCCCCGAACAAGCACAATTCCTCGAAACGAGGAAATTTCAAATCAACGAAATTGCTCGGATTTTCAGAGTGCCTCCGCATATGGTGGGCGATCTTGAGAAGTCGAGCTTTTCAAATATAGAGCAGCAGTCCCTTGAATTTGTCAAATACACGCTTGACCCTTGGGTGATCCGTTGGGAGCAATCCATTATGCGTTCTCTTCTCACCCCGGAGGAAAAGAAAACGTACTATGCCAAATTCAACCTTGACGGCTTGCTCCGTGGAGACTACCAAAGCCGAATGAACGGTTATGCCATCGGACGGCAGAACGGTTGGATGTCCGCAAACGATATCCGTGAGCTTGAGAACCTCGACCGTATTCCCGCCGAAGAAGGCGGTGACCTCTACCTTATTAACGGCAATATGCTCCCTATGCGTGATGCGGGTGCGTTTGCAAATATTACACCCAACGATGACGGAAAGGAGGAAACACCCGATGAAGAAGTTTTGGAATTGGACGAATCAGGAGAAGACGGAGACAACTCCGGCAATGCGAACTCTGCACCTCAACGGCACCATCGCCGAGGAAAGTTGGTTTGACGATGACGTCACCCCACAGCTTTTCCGCGAGGAGCTTGAGTCCGGCAGCGGTGACATCACCATTTGGATTAACAGCCCCGGCGGTGATTGCGTTGCGGCGGCTCAAATCTACAATATGCTGATGGATTACAAAGGTTCTGTCACGGTCAAGATTGACGGCATCGCGGCTTCGGCTGCTTCCGTTATCGCTATGGCTGGCACAGAAGTCCTTATGTCCCCCGTTGGTATGCTTATGATCCACAATCCTATGACGGTTGCTATGGGCGATGCGGACGAAATGGAAAAAGCCATCGAGATGCTCGGAAGCGTAAAGGAATCTATCCTCAATGCTTACGAAATCAAGACCGGGCTTTCTCGTGCCAAGCTCGCACACCTTATGGATGCGGAAACCTGGATGGATGCCAACAAGGCTCTCGAACTCGGTTTCATTGACGGCATTCTTGCCCGTGAAAACCCGGTTCATACAGAACCCACCGAAGCAGTATCCGTAACTCCCGAAGAAACCACACCCACCGAGAACACAGACGTTGCTCCCAAGGCATCTATGATGTTCTCCCGCAAGGCTGTCGAAGTCGCTCTTATGAACAAGATGCGCCACAAAATGATCGCCGAGGCTGCAAAAATTCAGCCTAAAGAAACCACACCCACGGGTCGCAAGGTCGATGACCTTTACGACCGACTCAATCTTTTGAAATATTAAACAGGAGGAAAACACAATGACTATTTCTGAACTTCGCACCAAGCGTGCAACCGCGTGGGAAGCAGCCAAGGCATTTCTTGACTCCCACAGAAACGACAAGGGCGTTCTCTCTGCCGAGGATGACGCTACTTATTCTCGCATGGAAAGCGAGATTACCGATCTCGGCAAGGAAATCTCCCGTATGGAGAGACTTGAGGCAATGGATAAAGAGATGTCCCGTGCCACCAGCACTCCTCTCACCGCAAAGCCCGAAGCACCCAAGGCTGACACCAAGATCGGTCGAGCTTCCGATGCCTATAAGGATGCTTTCTGGAACCACGCAAGAAAGCGTGATTCTTATGAAATCCGCAATGCCCTCCAGGTAGGCACCGATTCCGAGGGCGGCTACCTTGTTCCCGATACCTTTGAGAAGCGACTCATCACTTCTCTTGAGGAGGAGAATGTCATCCGTAAGCACGCTCACGTTTTCGCAACTTCGAGTGGCTCTCACAAGATTCCCGTTGTGTCCACTCGCGGAACTGCTGCGTGGGTTGACGAAGAGGGACAGATTCCCGAAAGCGACGATGCATTCGGTCAGCAGCTCATCGGCGCACACAAGATTGCTACCCTTATCAAGGTTTCCGAGGAGCTTCTCAATGACTCCGCTTTCGATCTTGAGAGCTACTTTGCTACCGAGTTCGCTCGTCGTATCGGCAACCTTGAGGAGGCGGCTTTCCTGACGGGTAACGGTACTGCAAAGCCTACGGGTATTCTTGCAGACGTTGGCGGTGCTGAAATCGGTGTAACCGCAGCATCCGAAACCGCTATCACCGCTGATGAACTCATCGACCTCTTCTACTCTCTCAAGTCGCCTTACCGCAAGAAGGCAATTTGGGTGCTTAACGACAGCACCGTAAGAGCAATCCGTAAGCTCAAGGATTCCAGCGGTCAGTACCTGTGGCATCCCGCACTCAACGACGGTGAATACGATACCATCCTCGGTAAGCGCATCTTCACTACTCCCTATGCTCCCGAACTCGGTGCGGGTGCTAAGTCCATCGCTTTCGGTGACTTCTCCTACTACTGGATTGGTGACCGTGCAGGCATTACTTTCAGACGCCTTAACGAGCGTTATGCAGAGACCGGGCAGGTCGGCTTCCTCGCATCCAAGCGTGTCGATGGTAAGCTCATCCTTCCCGAGGCTATCAAGGTACTTCAGCAGAAGGGTTCTGCGACCTAATCTAATGGGAGGTGACGGTGATGGAAGTTCTGCTCCTGAAGGTCAAGCAAAACCTTATTCTTGAACACTCGGCTGACGACGCTCTCTTGCAAAGCTACATCACCGCCGCCGTAGCTTACGCAGAAAGCTATCAGCATATCCCCGAAGGCACTTATAAAGAAACCGCTATGCCCGCCACCACAGAGCAAGCCGTGATTATGCTTGCCTCTCATTTCTATGAGTCCCGTGACGGCAGCACAGGCGGTTTCTTCGCTGATAACCCCCAGGCGGCAACACAAGTATGGAACACGGTCAATCTGCTCCTTCGCCTTGACCGAGATTGGAAGGTGTGATTATGTCTTTCGGCAAAATGAATACCTTTATCGACCTCGGCATTTTCAAGAAGGTGAAGGATGCAGAGGGCTTCGCTACGTCCGTTTATGAGGGTGTGGCTTCTGTCCGTGCTTACCGTGAAGGACGGCACGGCTCACAGCGTTGGGCAAACCTTGCTGCCTTTTCGGAAGCCACAGACCTCTTCCGTTTTCGTATAATTCCCAGTACTACAATAACCACCGACCACATCCTCTACTGCAATGGCGAAAAGTTCGACATCACGTCGGTCGAGGATGTCAAAGGTCGAGGAATGTATATCGAGGTCCTGGCAAAGAAGGTGGTGTCCACCAATGGCTAAAGTCGATATCAAAATGCCTGATGAGTTCCTTGA